CCCATGATTACCACTATTTCATAAATACCTATTGCCATATTGTCACGTTGGATGACGGCGCACAACTATTTAAGACCCGTCCGTATCAAGATGCCATGCTTGACAAAATGGTTGAAAATACCCGGTGTATTTTTAAATTACCCCGGCAATCCGGCAAATCGGCCATCGTTGCCGCATTTTTGGTGTGGGAAATCGTCTTCAAAGATTTTCATTCATGTTCTATCTTAGCAAATAAAGAGAAATCTGCCAAGAACATTTTGAAAAAAGTTAAACTTTTATATAAGACCCTTCCGTATTGGATGCAACAGGGAATTATAGGATGGTCAAAATTATCGATTGAACTTGAAAACCATAGTTACATTGAGGCGTCGGCGACATCAGCTTCAGGTACCCGGTCCGATTCAATCAATACCCTGGTGATCGACGAATGTGCGTGGATACCGAAAAATATATGGGACGAATTTTATTCATCGATTTACCCGACTGTTTCGTCATCGAAAAAGTCGAAAATTATCATGGTATCGACGCCTCGCGGCATGAATCACTTTTTCAAATTTTGGACTGATGCGGAAAAGAAAAGAAACGTTTTTGCATATTTAGAAATTGGATATATGGAAGTTCCGGCATATGCGGAACCGGGTTTCAAAGAACAAACTATCCAGGAACTTGGCGAACAATTATGGATGCAAGAATACGAATGTAATTTCCTGGGTTCGTCCGGCACATTGATTTCATCCTATCATTTGCAACATACAATGATCATGGAAGACCCGGAAGAAAGCCGATTTGACGACCACTTCAGGATTTATGAAATGCCTGTTCGTGACGAAAAGGAACCGAAAAATAACCACCAATACGTTATAATTTGCGATTTCGGGGAAGGCGTTGGGCTTGATTATAACACCATTCAGGTAATGGATATCACGGGCGGCGTTCCGTGGCGCGAGGTGGCCGTATATGAAGATAATACCATTGCCCCGGCTGAAATGCCTTATATCATTGAGCGCGTGGGGAAATTCTACAATACGGCGCTTGTGATCGGTGAAACGAATAATATCGGAATAGGTATTTTAGATGATTTGAATTATGACCTTGAATATGAAAATATTTTTTATGGCGACAATGAATCGTTTGGTATCAAAATGACCAAACATTCTAAACAGCGTGGTTGTATGCGCTTAAAACAAAACATTGAAGACGGAAATTTAACCGTGCAGGACCGTGGAACCATTACCCAATTTAGTACATATATAAAGGTCCGTGATAGTTATCAGGCCGAAGAGGACACCGATCATGACGATTTGGTTACGCCTTTGGTTTTATTTTCGTATTTCATGCAAAACCGAAATTGGGTTGAAAATTGGGTGGACCAAAAACGATTAATGGATAGGGATAAAATTAGCCAAATAGAAGAACAACTGCTTCCAGCCGGGTATGTTGATAACGGCATTGATGTCACTTCTTTCGAAGATGATGCTTTAGGTGAGGAAGATTGGGTTGGATCGACTTTCTAAACGGTAAATACATATAACAGGTAAAATTTAGACAATAATAAAGGAGAAAAATTATGGGTTTCAGTTTATCACCGAGTGTTTCAGTGAAAGAACGTGATTTAACTATGACAATCCCTGCGGTTTCAAGCACGATATGCGGCATGGTTGGACAATTTGAATGGGGCGCATGTAATGAGCGCATAATGATGACAAATGACACTGAATTGTTCGACATTTTCGGCGTTCCGAATGATGTCAATTATTTGTCGTGGTTTTCGGCTTTCAATTATTTGCAATATTCAAGTGCGCTGTTGATCGTCCGGGCAGTCGATGAAAGCACATCGAAAAATGCCGGGTTCATGTTACAGGACACGGCAAATGTAGTTGACCCGATTGAAAACGTGGATTTGTTGTTAAATGACGATGCTTACGAGCAAAATACGCCATCTTTTGGTGGCGGGAATGACAAAATACACATCCTGGCGAAATACCCCGGCGTGTTCGGTAACACCTTAAAGGTGGCCGTGGCCAATACCGCCGATTTCGCGACCGCCGATGTTGATACCGGTATCGCTTTCGTCGATCAATTCGAATTTGCCCCGATTGCTAATGAACTGGCAATTTGTGTTTTGGCATTAGACGATGACGGCGATTACGCAATCGTCGAGCGTTGGATAGTTTCGACTACCCCAGGCAATAAAGTCGATAACGTTAACACGTATGTCGATGATTTCATTTTTCAACATTCAGCTTACATTCTGGCATATAATGATGTTGGAAATGCCGTCGAAGTTGCGTCTTTCGAAGCACATTTGATGAGCGGTGGCGTGAATGGCGTTCCGACCAATTCCGAAATTCAGGCCGGGTATGCTTTGTTTGAAAATGCCGAAGAGGTCGATGTCAATATGATTATCGATGCGGCGTGGACGAATTCGACCATGCAACAGTACATTATCGACAATCTTCTGGAAGTCCGAAAAGACATGGTGGCTTATTTCTGTCCGCCGCAGTCTGATGTCGTCGGCAAAACTTCCCTTTCGGTGGCGATTTCCGCTATTACTGATTACCGGAAAAATGAATTAAGTCGATCAACTTCCTATGCCGGGCTTTTTGGCAATTGGAAGTATCAGGAAGACACATATAATGGCAAATTTCGATGGTTGCCTGTTTCCGCCGATTGCGCGGGAATTATGTCAAATACCGGTCAGGTCCGGGAATTGTGGATTGCGGGTGCCGGGTACAATCGCGGTATCGTCAAAAACACGATCAAGTTTGCGATTAATCCAGGCAAACCTTACCGTGACCTATTATATAAGGATGGTGTCAATGCGCTTTTGGTTGATGCGGCTGATGGTCCCGTTTTACTTGGCCAGAAAACGCTGTTAAGCCGACCTTCTTACTTTGACCGCCTTGATATCAGGTGGTTGTTCATCGTCTTGGAAAAGGCCATTGCGACCGCTTCAAAGTGGTTCATGTTCGAAAAGAATACCGCCTACACTCAGCGGCAATTCAAGGGTATGATTGACCCATTTTTACGCGACGTACAGGGCAAGGAAGGTATCGAAAACTTCGAGGTCCAGGTTGGCGCAAACATCAATACCGCCGAAGTCAAAGCAAGAAATGAATTCCGGGCACGGATTTTTATTCAACCGACAGTGACCCAGGAATTTATCAAGCTTGAATTCGTCAACGTCAAATCCGGCGTCGATTTTTCGGAAACAATTAGCAAATCAGCATAATCACCGACCGGGGAACCGAAGTTCCCTTTTAGGAACATATGTTCCCTGGTTTGGTAATTAATAATAAGGAGAAAAACGAATGGGAATCAGAATAGACGATTTCAAAGCGGCACTTAAAAAAGGTTATCGGCCTAATTTATACCGTATGGAAATCATGGGCTTACCGGAAAAATTTACGTTTTTGTGCAAGGCGACCCAACTGCCGGGGAAAAACATCGGTATCGTTGAGGCACCGTATTTGGGCATGAAATCCAAACTTGCCGGTGACGTGACTTTCGAAGACCTTTCGGTCACGGTATTAATGGACACGGATTTTGCCGTGCGGACCGTTCTTGAAGATTGGATGCAGACCATCCGGGCCAATGAAGCGGCTATCGGTCTGGATACCGCACTTTATCAGCGTCTTGGCACGGTTATTGCATTAGACGGCAAGGACGAAATTGCCGAATATACCTATGTTGGTATGTGGCCGTCTTCCATTGCCCCGGTCGATTTATCATACGAAACTAATGACACTTTGGCCGAATACGTTGTAACTTTCACTTATGATTATTGGACGCGAATAATTTAAGCAAAGGTTTAATTCATGGCGACTATGTTTCTTGAAAATCTGAAAGCCTCGGCTGCGGATTTTCTTAGGCCAAATTACTATTATGTAACATTCAGCGGGTCATTTTTCGGGGAGAAAGAATTCGGGTTTTTAACCCGGTCTGCTACCTTCCCGTTTATGACCTATAACACCATTTCTGTTCAGTATAACAACCTGGCGCGGCATTATGTAAATTCAGTCGATTATGATCCGATTAGTTTCGAATTTTTTGTTGATGACGGATTGAAAGTTATGAAATTTTTTGATTCATGGCGGAAATTAATCATGAATGACGGGTCACGGACATTCAATTACAAAGACGAATATTCCGGCAATATCGAAATAGAATTGATCAACAGAAAGCGAATGATGCGGGTAAAATGCGTTATCTTGGATGCGTTCCCGGTCGATATAGAAAACATTGCGCTTGCGGCTGATGCAAATGACCAGCTCATGACCTTATCAACATCTTTTCGATATGACGACGTTTATTACGAATTTGATGAGGGTTTTAGTATTGCCGATGTCAAGGATAATTTATTTGATCTTGCTGATGGCACTATCGGAACCGGCGTCGATGCTTTGAAAGATGGAATTCAAAATCTATCCAATAAAATTCCGACCAATGGCATGAAAAGCATATTCGGCGGACCAAGTGCCAGCGGATTTTCTAAATCACAAAGTGCCCTTGCTGCCCGAAGCAAAGAAGTTTTTGCCGGTGGGTCCGGTGGGTCCGGGACCGGGAAAATAACAAACCCAATCCCAAAAAGTTGGAGTCCATTTTCATAATTTAAAAATTATTTTGAAGGGAGAGACTGATGGAATTACCTGAAATTAATGTTTTACCTGTTCATTCATTGCTTTTACCTGTTCAGCACAAAGAATTCAAATATGTACCTTACACCGTCGATCAAGAACGAAGCATTTTGACGGCCCTTGATTCTGAAGATGTTTCGGCAATCGTCGATAATTACAGGAAAATGATTGACCTTTGCGGTGATGGTATTGATTTTGAAAAATTGACCGCCATGGAATTTATTCTTATCGCGGTCAATCTGCGTGCCAAATCGAAGGGCGAAATTCTTGACATCACAACCAAATGCAAAAAGTGCGGGTTGCCGATAGAATTTGCTGCCAATATTGAAGACCATATTGTCACTGATAATGCCGAAACGATATCCGACATTTGCAAAATCGATGACAATCTTTCTTTCGAAATCGTCCCGGTAAAGATGCCATTTTTGTATAAGGTCGAAAGCATCAAAACGGAAACGGATTTGATGCTTGAAACGGCACTTCATTCCATTAATAAGGTGTTTTGGAAAGAAGACATTTACACGGATTTTACCCCGGAAACCCTGAAGGAAAAAATTTCACTGACTTATCCGATTCTGAAAAGTATATTCGCGTCTTCAGCAAAATTGATCAAGATGACGCTGAAATTGGAAATTGAATGCAAACAGAAAACTGATGATTTTAACCTACCACTTCCAAAAACCGGCTGCGGCCACAAAGAACAGTACATTATACGTGACTTCTTAAAATACTTAAGTTGATTGGGCAGTATAAAACTATCATAAATTATTATAAAGAAATTTTTAATATGACCCGTTACGGTAATTATGGTCATGCCGAAATAATGAAACTGACGCCTTACGAATTTGAAATATTCACGGCGTTGACCCTGAATGCGTTAAAAGAAGAAAAGGAACAGCGGGATAATGGCTGATACACAAGAAACCCGGATTTTAAAAGACATCAATAGACACCTTGCCCATATGGACGAGGCCGAAAAGGGTGTTGTGACCGACCGCCTAAGTCCAAGTGAGACGGCGGCAATGAATAAAAACGTCCAGGAAATCATGGGTAACTTTTCGTCTTTGGTTAATGCACAATTAAAGAATTCGATCAAAGCAACATCTGATGCAATTTCTTCGGCATTCGGTCAAGTGTCACAAGAATTCGGGGAAATTGCGGCGTTGGATGACATCGTCGATGAATTGAAAGTAAACAACCAATTCGCTGATGCCGCCGACCACAACAAATTCCTTGAAGAGCAAGAACGGGAAACCGATCTAAATATCAACCGGCGCACAAATGTCCTATTGGAAGAGTTGCTTGACAAAAAGGATGCTGAAGCGAAGGCGGATAAAAAAGACCGGGATTCGGGCGGCGGTGGCGGTTGGATAAAGGGTATGTTCGGCGGGTTGTTGGCGGGTGGCGGAATAAAGAAACTTTTGGGCGGCGTTGCGAAATTTGGCAAAAAGTTGTTTCTCCCGGCGCTTATATTGGGCGCGGCGGCTGAATTTTTGCGCGGGTGGGGTGAGGCCGGTGAAGATGCGGATACGATGACCAAATTTAATTCCGGGCTTTCACGGCTGTTATCTGATTTGACATTTGGTTTGGTATCCAAAGAATTTTTCGAAAATGCCCTGGTGGCCATTGAAGGCATGATCAAAGAAGCATGGGACGGGTTCACTAAATCCTGGGATGATTTCGTGACCGGTAAAATTTCGGGTGCTGATTTTTTCGCTAATTTGTTATCCAGTTTATCCTTTGGTACCGTTGGCCCGGACGTGATTAAGGACATCGGTCGAAGCATTGAAGAGGGATTTTACGATTTGATTAGTCCCATGGTCGATGCCGTGGTGTTGGCTTTTGAAGATTTAATCCAAATGCTTTTTGGTGATTTGGTGGCTGGCATAAAAGAATTGGTAAGCAACCCGTTAGCATTTTTTAAAAAGTCCGAAAAGCAAAAGAAATTAGACGATATCAAAGAACGGGCACAGAAATTGCAAGATGAAGATAAGTCTTTATCTGAAGGGGATGCATTACGGAAAGCGGCGAAAGACCGGAAAGAAGACCCTAATCGCGGTGGGTGGTTGGAAAATCTTTTCAGAAAGCCGAAACCCGGCGACCGATGGGAAGATGGAAAATGGCTAAGAGCAAAAGAAACGACTGCTCCCACAATCAAGCCACAAAAGGCACCGGAAGTCAAAGCAAAGAAAAAAGAACCATCAAACGTCGGCCAGGAAGCGGTGAAAAAATTAGTTGCTGATGAAAAACGGCGGCGGGAAACCAAACAAGATACCGGACCCGGTGCCGCCTTGCAAATAAATAACAATAACACAGTTTCGGCCCCGGTCGATACGCAAGTCGAAAACAACGATGCCCTTAACCTTAACCGATCAGGCGGGTCAAGTGGGAGTTGGTAATATGATTTCAGCATTTTTCAGAAAAAGAAAAATTAAGAAAATCCGAGAACTGGCACGGAAATTGCAAAAGGACGAGGGCTTGCCGGAAGGTCCGGCTATACGTCGCGCGGTAAAGGAATTAAAATATGCTTAGTCAAGACCATTTTTATTGGGAAATGATCAAAAAATATATCGTGGCATTCCATCATGTTTTTAAGGATGTTCACGTTTTGCGCCGGGATAAAGATCAGAAAATAATCAACGATATTCTCGTCCCTTGTTCGTATGTTGGCAAATCCAAAATGTTCTATTTGTTGCAAGATACGACTGAAAAGCGCGTGGCGGCGACGTTACCCCGAATGAGTTTTCTGATTACCAATCTGGCCCCGGACCCGTCGCGGAAAGAACCACAAATAAACGAAATCTCATTTACCGTTGATGGTGACCGGGAAATTTTTATGTATTCCCCGATACCTTATAATTTTACCGTGCAATTTTCGATTTGGACCGAATACCAGGACGATCTGATGCAAATTATCGAACAGGTCGGCACATTTTTCAAACCGGATTATACATTTGTTGTTGAAGAAATTGCGGAACTTGGAATTGTGCGCAACATATCCATTGTCTTGAATCAAATGAATTTGGATATCAATAACGAATTCGGACCAGAGGAAGATCGAACGGTAATGGCCGATATCGATTTCACACTAAAGGGTTATCTTTATCCGCCGATCAAAGAAAGCGCTATTATCAAACAAATCAATGTCCGGTTTACTGATTACGATGATCGGTGCCTGGATATCGCTAACATCAATCATACGTTCGATGAAATTACAGCACTTGACCGTGAATCGGCGGGTGCCATGAAGGTAACGGCCAATATCGTAACTAATACGGAGTCCTAAATGGCAAGCATCAAAATTTTAAATTCGTTTAAATCGGTGACGGTTGATTCTGCTGGCGGTAAAGGTATCACATTTTCAACCGGGCTTAGAAAATTTTCAGTTCAGGCCGACATTCGGACTGGTACCAAAGCCAACATCCAAAGGTAATAATGGCAACAAAAATTTTCCCATGGACTGAATTAGTCCCTGAACCCGAAAACCCCGACGATTATCGGTGGGATTCTATCGATACCGAAATCACTGAAGGTGACGATGTCGTTTCCTTTTGTGATGTGGGTTCGTTTAGGGTTTTGGCCAGGGTCCGTCACGTCGTATCATCTTCTTTATCGATTTAGCCGAAAGTGTAAATAATGTTATGCGAATAATACCGGAAAACAGCTATAAACGGGAAGCGATTGACACTGAAATAAACGATGCCCAGGAAATTAATTCATGGTGCTACCCCGGACAATTCCGGGTTTTGGCCAGGGTCTTCTTTTCAATGGGTTCAGAAATGGCCCGGCCCCAGGTAAGAACCCAATTCCATTCCCGGCCAAATATCGTGAGCGCTATCGTCGGCAAGGGGAATGCCATTCGGTCTTTTGCATCCACATCCAATATTGTATCCGGCGCGGTTTCTGATGCCAAAATACTAAACGTTTTTGTTTCAGCCCCGGCGATAGTTTCAGCGATTGGTGAAATTACTGTTCACGCTGAAAATTTATTTATATCTTCTCCGGCAATCCAGACCGCGACTTCTGGCACGATTAATGCAAGGCGTGAATTTGTTTCAACGGCCAACATCGTCTCGTCCGGGTCCGCCGACATCGGAAAAGCAAATCTTTTTGTTTCAAGTCCATCGATTACATGGGGAATGGTTTCGGACCAGGTGCAAGGATATGCGTTTGCGGTGGCCCCGGCGATCAGTTTCAGCGTAACCGGTGGTATAATTTTTGGTAATGAATTCGTTTCAACGGCCAATATCGTCTCGAACATATCGGACCCGGCTTTTGAATACATGATTCCATTCATTTCGACCCCGGTGATTCAAACTTCGATTGTTAGTAAG